CCTGGATTTGCCGGGTTGACCATGTTTAGCGGAATATAATAGTCCTGCCCGGTTCCATCCGCTATCGGGTTGAGGCCTTCCTCCGCTCTTGCTTCGTCCCGGTTTATAATTCCCCATTTCATTAGCGCATCTATCCGCTTTGCCCTGGCTTCGCTGTCGGCACGTAGCAAGGATGCAAGGTCTATCCTTATTTCGTAATTGTCCTGCTCTGCGTTGCTCAACAGTTTGCGGGAAAATTCGGCCTGGATGTTTTGGCATAACGGATAAAGCGTATAGGTGCGGAAGGATATGCCGAGTTCTTCGATGTTGTTAAACGTTGCGCGTTCCAAATCTTCCAGCAGGTATTGCGGTACGCCAGTTATGCGGCTAACGTCGGTAACGGTGAAACGCTTTGCGCTTTCTATGCCTGCCTCAATAGGGGATAAGCCTATTTTGGTGTACGTTGCGCCTTGCTCTAAAATTGCCGTACTTCCTGCATTTGCTGTGCCGCCATAGCTTTCTTTCCAGCTTTTTTTCATGCGGGAGTAACTTTCTGCGTCCAGTTTTTGAGGCACGGTAACAGCTCCCGATAACATTGCGCCATTGCGGTAAAAGTTGGAGACAAAATCCATGCTGGAAATGGCGGTTCCGAACGTCTCGCGGAAAGTATCCATTATCGAAATGCCGGAAATGCCGTTCCAGGATAGGCCTGAGACGTGCAGCATATTTTCAGCGGGGATACGGATTTCCCTTTTGTCGTCTATTTTGTAGCGGTACGTGACGTTCCCGGCATCCGTTTCGTTTATTTTGATTCTGCCGGGTTCTGGATCAAGAATGCGGATAGATGCAGGACGACCGTCGCCACGTCGGAGGATTTGTCCGTAAAAGTTGTTGTACATCACCAGGTGTAGCACCAGGGTTTGCATAAAATCAAACTTGGTGCATAGCTGAGAAGGCGATTTTGCGATCAATCGGGAAATTGGATGGTTGCGGAGCTTAAAGGCACTGTCGTCCGTGACTTCGTAAACATCTATGGGAAGAGATGCGATAACGCCGGAAAGGATTTGGACAGCACGCCAAAAAGCTGTAATGCTTAAAATACTTTCTTTGTCTATGCTTGCACCCGATTTTGAGCGGGAAAGGCTGCCTAATGTGGCTTCCGTAAGGGATACCGAGGGGTTTTCCAAGCTTTGTTTTACTGCATTTTGAACGATTTGGGCAATGCGTTCCTGTTGCAATGTACCTGCCATTGCCTCTGCATAGCCTCGAAAACGCTCACCAAATGCCATAAAAAAACCTTTGGGGCAAAATTCGGGGCTTTTTTGTTATTGCAAACAACAAAAAAGCCCTGCAAATATGTTTTGCAGGGCCGGAAATGGACCAATCACATGTAAAACACTTATGCAAGCTCTTTGTATTTCCTAATCATCTGGATTTAGCCTAAACATACCTCCGCTTTGCGAAAATCGAGTTTTTGAAGACCGATAAGATGCGTAAGTGCTAAACTTAACACCTAAGCCAAGATCATCTCTCCTTTTTTCAATTGCTTTCCAAGCCACTTGCTGAGTAACATTGTTTTCATGCACAAAAGAGGCAATCGCACCAAAATACCCTTCGCAATCGTTTAAAAAGCGAATTTCCCGCAAAATTTCGCTGTCTGTCATCTCTTTTATCGGTTTCATATCTACATTCGGAGAAAGCCTTCAAACCTATCCGTATTGTAAACGCTTTGCGCCTCGCCCGCAATGCTATTCAAATACCCTGCAATGCACATGCAAAGTACGACAATTCCGTCAATTTTTTCGCGGGAATGCTGTTTGTCGGGCATTTTTAAGCCTGTCGAGTTGGTACGCATAGCGACGTTTCCCGCCATCCAGCGGAGTATTTCTTCGTTTTGATGGTTTAGAATGCCTTTGCTGATGGCTTTTTCAAGCCAGGAGACAGGCTCGTTGAAATTAGTCACCGTTTGCCGGAATGGTTCCACTGGTGCGTTTTCGTTTTGCAAGCGGAGGGCTATTGCCGAAGCCTGCCAGGGATCGTAGTACATTTTCTGCACCTTAAAGCGGTCAGCGTCGGCAATCATGCGGTCGACGACGTAGTCCTCGTCCAGCACATCACCAGGGGTTGCGACCAAGTTTCCCGCTGCAATCCAATCCAGGTATGGCACGCGATCGCGTTTTGAACGGATTTCGGCATTATCTTCCGGGACAAAGTAGGAGGCAAAGAAGTGAAATTTGCCGTTTTCTTCCAGCGGCGGGAAGAGATGGCCAATTACGGTAATATCGCGGGTTGCCGCCAAATCGAAAGCGGAGAAGCATTCACGGCCTGCAAAGTCGTTAATATCTGCATCGGTTTGGTTGGCCGTCCAGAGTTCGTCAGGAATCCAGGTCTTGACCTGCCGCACCCATTGATTTAGGTTTTTGGTCTTAAAGTTAATCTCCGCACTTTGCCCCTCAATCAATGCTTTGTTAAACTCGCTTTCAAGTCCTTCCCATGTTGGTGTTTGCCCGATGGATGGATTCGATTTTTGCCAGGTGGTTTTTTGCTTCCAGTCGTCGCCTTCGTCTGCTGCAAAAACTATCCCAAAGGTGGTATCGTCCTTGCTTTTGCCCTGCAATATGGCTTCTAACGTCATTCGGTAACGGTGGCAGGGGCCGTTTATGTTAAATCCAGCAGTGGTGATAATTACCAGCATGGGTTGTGATCGGTTCACCATTGCAGAAGCCAAGTTTCTCAGAATGCTGTCGTCTTTTGCTTCGTGGAACTCATCAATAATGGCGAAGTGAGGACGCACGCCGTCCAAAGTACGAGAATCCGCTGCCAGGGGCCTGAAAAAGCTGTCGTTGGATAAATTTTGCAGTTGTCGCGTGTTGATGGAATCGTATATTTTGCAGATGCGGGCAAAGTCGCGGTCTTCGGCTGAAAGCTGTTGAGCCATGGACCGGGCAGCACCCCAACAAATTGTTGCCTGGTCGTACTTGTTGGCAGCGGAATAACATTCGGCCCCGGCCTCGCCATCGAAAAAGGAGCCGAGCAAACCAAGGACGGCAGCAAGTTCGGATTTTCCGTTTTTCTTTGCCACTTCGATGTATGCTTTTCGAAATAGCCTTTTGCCTGTTTTCTTTACCTTCCAGCCAAATAAGCTGCAAAGGATAAATTCCTGCCAGCCGAGGAGCTGAAAGTTTTTACCGTAATAATCGCCGGAGGTGTGTTTCAGCATCCGGGTTATCAAAATGGCCACTTCGGCTGCTTTGCTGTCGTAGTAATAGGCTTTTTCTTTTAATAGTTTGCCATGCCGTTCAACTGCAAGCCGCTCCAGCTTTCCGGCATTGCGTTTGCCGGACAAGACACTGTCAATATAGTCCTGTGCCCCCTTGGTCATTAACTGGCTTTCAGTTTTTCGATTTTGGCAAAGATGGATTCTTTTTGCTCAATCGGTGCGTCGGCTGCTTTTTCAATCCATCCACGGTGGCGGCCACGGGTTTTAAGCGTAAAAATGATTGCCGGAATGCTGCCTTTTTCGATAGCTTTAAAAAGCGCGTGTTCGGCAAAATCGACCAGCAGCTCCGGTATTTCGTCGCACCGGGATTTATACGCTGGGTCTTCTTTTGCCCAAATGTAATGCAGCTCACGGGAAATGCCTACTTCCTTTGCTGCGTAGGAAACAACGCCGAAGGTTCGAACCATTGCGGCGATCATTTCTGTTTTCAGTTTTTGCACCTCATTGGCAGTGCGCTTCTTTCCTTGCATGAATTTGCCTTTTTGTTGCTGTGCGAGATACCCGCATGGGCTGCTGCGATGCTTTAGAGGAGCCAGCCAGAGACTTAGACCCCCCTCCCCCTTCGGTTCTCTATAAATTGTTATTTCCTTCTTTGTTTTTGTTGCCCTGATCTACCCTGAGCTGACTAACTGCGTAATGGTGGGCAATACCACCCACCGCATAGACCTTATACCCTTTACATACAGGGCACTGCATGTATGCGTATTTGTTGGCTACTTCCCATGTTTTATCGCAACCGCCGCACCAAACTTCACCCTTTGCAGTCTTTTTCTTTGTCATCATCTATCGCTTTAGCATGGTAATCCCGTGCCTAAACTTACGGGTAGTGTGAAACTCTATGCGGTGCATTGCGTCAGCTTCCAAGTAATTTGCAAATTCGTATTCGTCGGGCTGGTGCTGATGCTTTCGCTTGAACCCACCAGGCCAATTGTCTTGTATATTTTTTGGTGCTGTATCGTAAAACCATTCCCCTGTATCGTGGATCACATGGTAAGAAAACATTACGTGCTGCCTTATGTTGTTGTACGTCTGCTTACTTATCTCGTAATTGTGGCCTGCATCCCAAAAGACTAAATCAAATTGCTCCCTAAAATCAGGACGATAATCCTGCATGGGCATTTCAATAAGGCTTAATTGTCCGGCAAATTCATGGTCCAACGCCCTAACGGCATCGCTTATCTTTATATCCACCGCCGTTACTTCGCATCCGGCTTCCAGCCATACGCGTGTTGAATGACCAAGTAAGCTACCAAATTCCAGCACCTTTTTAGGTGCAACAGTAAGGGCAAAACCATACAGAAAAACGGCTTCATCGTACTGGATAGGCCCTAATACATCGTTAGAGTAGTGGCGTAAAAATTCCATCTTAAAGTAAATTTTGCGGATTGTAATTCAGCGGCTCCCACCGCTCTTTAGAAATCAATTCCGGTCGTGCCCTTAATTCAATGCCTCGAAGCACCTCCATCCAGTCTTCGTTTCTCGGCGTTGGCGGAATACCCGGCAGGTCGTGATTCTGATGTATTACCATTGCTTCTACATCCAAAGGGGTGACGGTTTGAACATTTAAACGCCTACACCGCTCTATAAATTCCACGTCAACGGCTCCCCAGGTTTCGGACTCGAATACGCCGCCAAAACGCCGCCAATTATAGGCAGTAAAGCCTCCCCAAATCCAGCTTCCCCAGGTAAGGGCACGGTCTACGGCGTTTGCGGTGTAGTCTTTATTGCCGTTGGCGGCTTCGCTATCCTCGTAGAAGTTGGGCATGGTACGGATATTGGCAATGCCATCAGACAAATCGACTTCGTCTATTCTTTCCTGTTGGCCGGGAGTAAGGTAATAGCCTTTAGCATTTATCCTTGCATATCCCAAAGTATCCAGCTTCCGGCATGCCATTTTAAGCAAGTTCCTGCCCGGAATGATCTCGGGGTGCGTGATGAAAATGTATTGGCTTTTCAAGACGTGCAAGGCGTAGGCAATACCTGCATTAAGGTAGCAGGCAGAATCGCGCCATTTGCCCGGAGCTTTTTCGAGCTTGATATAGCGGATGTTTAAGGAGCGGTCAACGGTGTAGTAGTCAACAATTCCCTTTGTGTCGTCCGTTGAGCCGTCGTCAAAAATGATAAGCGTATGGGGCACGCCTTGTTCAACGTAGTGGCACAAAGAACGGTCGAGCAATTCGCCCCTGTTATAGGTGCCCATTACTACCGCTATGCGGTTGGCGGGATCCGGCTCAAACCTTGATTGGTTTTCGTTATTCTGCATCTTCGATTAATTCTTGCCACTGATTTAGGCGTTTGTAATAAAGTTTGAGATAGTTCATTGTTTCATCGCCACCTGTATTTTCACCGTGTTCGCGAAAGCCATCAAATAGAAGGTGGATTTTCTTCCAGATATTTTCGTTCACCTCCATACCTATCGCCTCCTTTTTCAAATTGGTATAAACGTTGGATGCCCTGGAATGGTAAATGGTACTAAACCCGGTAACGGCTGCAGCCTGATATAAGTCTATCGCATGCTTCATAACAAGTCCGCTCCAAATATCGGCAAATCTATCGTAAACAGGTAGGCCATCATCTGCCAACTTCCGACCCATAGGAGCCTGATAAGCCCACGGGAGCAGCTCTTTTCGGAAGGCAAAATTCATAGCGCAAAGCGGGAAATAAACGCCTCTGGGGATTGTTATCTTTGGGCAATCGACGTCTTTCATCTCTGGGTGTTGGAGTTGTTGGATTGCATCCAAGTCAGGTACTCCTTTCCAAACGCCGTGTGATAGCCAGACAGGGTATTCCGGCAAATTGTAAGGCAATCCCCTCATGCGGTGGGTTACGCTGGTGTTTTGCCAGTCCAGTTGAACGGTCATGTTGAGCGCGTCAATATGCTCCTGAATCGGGTCGGTTCCCTCGATGGGGAGAACGTCGTCGTCAAGGGAGATGTAAATATCCGGGTCTATTTCTTGTTGTGCAACGTAGAATCCAAGGTTTCGGCATGCGTCGGTGAAGTTGTAAAAGGCTTCAAGTTCAATTTCGGTAAAATCTTCTTCAGTTTGAACCTTGTACAATCCCGATGAATCGTAAAAATATGGCTGCACTACTGGATTTTCACCATCCAAAACAGTAAATAAATAT